GTCTAATCCTTCCAGCCATCCACCCAGCCACTGCGATCGGCGCGATCGCGCGTGCCCGGCGCCTGCTTCTTTGACTCGTTCGGATCGGGGACCTGGTTCGCTTTCTCTGCGAGATCCCCCAAACGCCGCACGACACCAGGAAACGCATACAAAGCGGCCAGGGCGTAGACCTCGCAATCGAGCGCTTCGTTGCGGGCACGAGTCTTCACATATTCACGGACCATGCCACGTCCGCGCCGGTAATGTTGCACACGCTTCTCGCTGGTCAGCTGCTCGAGATATTCGTTTTCCGCCCAGCTGGGCAGGTGAACATAGCCGGCGCCAGGCGCTGGGATCTGTAGGCGGGAAAAGATGCGGTCCTTGGCGGTGTCGGTGCCGACGATATAGAGTCGCACGCGATAGGAGTTGTTCTGCGTGAACTTGTGGAGGATCTCAGCGCCGCCTTCGCTCGATCCTTTGCAGGCAAAGACGCGACGCGATTGGCGCACCTTCACGAATTTATAGACTTCGTCGGTGTGGTGACCGCCAGAATCAACGAACGTAACCGCAACCGGCAGTGCACGACCGCTCGCGTGCTTGAATGTTCCCCGCAAAAGTTCCTCATCAAGCTGCAGCCACACGTCCTGCTGGCCCGGATCTCCGAAAAATTCATTGTGAGCGATCAGCCAGGACTCTTCATCAGCTCCCCAGCCCTTCACCACAGCGACCAGGCGGTCGTCCTGCACGTCCACAGCGGCCGTTAAAAGTCCGACACCGGCGGGAACATCGAACTTCCTGCCGTCTTCGGTTTTCTCACCGCTATAGTTTTCGCAGCGCCGGCGCAAATCGTGCGGCTCGAGGGTGAAACCCTGCTCTTCCCAGGTTTCGCCGAGGCGCAGGTTGATAAACGCCTTCAGCTTCTCGGAATCGCGCTGCGCTTTGATCCATTCCGTCGCGAGATCAGCCCAGATGTCGCGCCAGGGTGAATAGATAGCATTCAACGCGAATCCCACTACCGCACGGCCGGGAAACTTCGCAACCCATCTTCCTCCGTCGAGCATTTGCTGCTTGTAGCGCTCGGAGATGACCTTTTCGCACTTCACACAGCGATAACCCACGCTCGACGCAATCACGGCACCGCCGGCATCGAGCTGGTACACAAGGCGGTATGCTTTTGTCTCAGGATCCCGCCAGAAAAGCGGCTGCATGTGCGCGCAAAAAGGGCAGGGAACGTGAAAGTGACGCTGATCGCTCTCGTCGAAGCGCTTTTCGATGCGGCTGAAGCCTTTGGGCTTCGCCGGCGTGGACCCTTCGACGATTTTGTAGTCGGTAAACTGGTCGGTACGGCGCTTTCCAATCTCGATCGGATCGCCTTCGCCGTCGACGTCGTCAGGAAAACCTTCAGTTTCATCGAAAAGAACGATCGGGACCGCGTCCGATCGCAATCCTGTACCGGAATTTGCGCCGGTCAGCTTCAAAAAGCCGCCAGGGAATTCTTTGAGCTGCAGAGTATTGCCGGCGCGCCGCGATGTCGCCTGGCGGATCTTCTCTTTGAGCGCCGGCGTCGAGTCGATCATGGGCGAAATGCGCTTTTTCCCGTAATCCTTGGCATTGTCGATCGTCGGCTGGACCAGCATGATCGGCTTGGGGTCGACGTCTATGAAATAACCGATGATGTTGTTCAGCACGGCATCGGAATAGCCCACTTGGGTGGGCTTCTTCACTACAATTTCGTGCACGTTGGGATCACAGATGACGTCCATCATCTCGATCTGGAACTTCTCCGGACGGAAGGGACCTGGCCGCGCCGTTGTGCCCTTCGGGAGAATCCGATTTCTCCGCGCCCACTCGCTCACCAGGATGTCAGGCGGCGGCGCATAAGCGCCGTACACGCGGCGGATGACGCCGCGGAAGTGCTCTGCGGCCGTGGGGTGGGTGGCTAACATCCTCGCCCTATGTCGTGCTCAATCTGGATGATTGCCTTCTTCACCTGAGCCACTGTTGAACGCAGATCTGAAGCGCGCAGCGCTACGATCTTGTACGCTTCCATGCGACCGCGGCTGTTGTAGATATTCCCGAGCGAATGAATGCTGTCTAGAATCCTTCGATACTTGGCCAGGAGACGAGCGGCAGATCGTGGTGGTTTGCCGACTAACACTAGAGTGCAGCCTCTGCTTCGAGCATGATCTTCAACGCGTTGTCCGGATCCGCTGCGATCGGGAGAATCGGCAGCAGCGGACCGCCAAAATTCATCATGAGAATGAAGAGATCGCCGCCATTGGCGATGTGCCGGCGCTCGGCCTCGGTTAGCGTCCAGCGACTGAGAACTGAAAGTTGCGTTCGGAACGTCGGGAGCGGCCGATACTCTGGCTGATTCTTTGCGTATACGACTTCGCATTCTCCGCTGGTCGGTAAGACTGGACTAATGGCTTCCATACCCACCTCTCTTCCGCACGTAAGAATCGACAGCGATCCGGACCGCCTCATCCATGAGGCTCGTTATGCTCTCGATTGCTTTGCGAAATTCCGGAGCATAGGACACCTCAGCAATCTGTCCGCTGCGCAATGTGATTTGTGGCAGGCTTGCGGAGTAAAGGTCGAACATCTGTTGCAGAAATGGCAGGCGCACCTCGTAAATCATCCTGGCAAATTCACGAGATCTATCCTCATCGAGAAAGGGCAGTATGACTTCCATTCTGTTCCTCCGAAAGATGTAATAGCGCTTCCTTTAACGCCTTCTCGATCTTTGCCTGTACCATCACGCGGGACCCTTCGCCAAGTAGCTCCGGAGCGACGCGTGCCGGCACGGTTAGGATCCGCGCCTTCGTGGTGATGACCAGGTCGGTCATCTGCTTCTCGACATCGGCGATCGAGACAAGTTCGCCGCGCTTACTGGCAAGATCGAGCTCCTGCAGATCGGCTTTGGCCGAGAGCATGCGCATTTCTTCTTTCTCCCGCATCGCGATGTCGCCGTCTTCGTCGGTTTGCCTGGCAAGCTGGCGCTCGAGCTTCGCGATGTACCAGTCGAGGACCGCGTCGACGTCATACTTTCCGCGCGTGACCCGAGGTAATCCTTCTCCTGCAAGCTGCTGAATTCGCCGCGGTGTTAGCCGCAGGCGTGCGGCGATCTCCGCAATGTTGACGAGCCGCTGCTTCGGAGCTATTTGCTTAGTGGAAGTTGATCGCGATCGCTTCTTCGGCACGCTGCAAGTGTGAAGCGCGGACGCTCGGCGCGACAATTGGAGAATTCATCGAAACGAAAACGAAATCGACTTTTCAAAACGTTACACTGGTGCCTGACGCCGCTCGCCGTCACCCGCGACGGGCCGCCGGCTGGGAAGGACCCGCGCGATCAAGCCAGAAAATAGTGTTGATGTTAAGGACTGAAAGCTCATCGTCTTGCTCTTCCTTCCATTTCTTTTACAAACTCTTCGATCCAAAGTTCATTGAAGCGCGACATCACGAACTCTCGCGCAGTTCGCACAAAGTGCATCTGCGCGCGAATAGGCACTTTTGGTTTGAAACTGTAAATCAGCGTTGCTCCGCTCTCTTCTCTTCCTGTAGATTGTCCTTTCTTAGCTCGCGTGGCACGAGCTCGAGCAGACAATCGTTGAAAAACTCCAACGCCTGGAATCACAAAGGTTCGTCGATCGCCTTTGTATTGTATTTTCCCTAGCTGCGTCATCGTCTTCTGAATGTTCAACGACTTATAGAGCAGCTATGGGCGCACAGTTTGCGCAAACGATGGTCGAGCTGCACTTCCAGTCAATGGAACTGCCAGCTCGCTTCCAATGTCAGGCGTCTTTTCTCCGCCTTCTTCAAACATTGTCAGCAGCAGTTCGCCGCCTTCAACGTTTGTGTTTATTGCGACGATCGTCCACAGCGATCCTGCTGTAGAGAACTTCGTGATCTGAACTCGATTCAGGATGAACTGCTTTCTTATTTGGAATTCGCTTTTCAGTGCATAACGTTCGACCTGCACTAATTCTTTTGCTGTTCTGGTCAGCGCGTTGTTGGTTGCGAACGGAACTTTTCTAAGAATTAGATCTGTGAGCGCGAGCGCGCCTGAGATGTCAAGCCGTGTGGTTATACGCACTGCAGTCGCCTTGAGCAGAGACACGCGAGTTAGCTTGAACGGTTTGTCTGTGCTTGTAAATGTCTTCCAGCTTTATGTGGATGACAGGTTTGATGAGAGCAATTATTAGAAGAGCTTTTTCAGGCCGTGGGCTGACTGATCCCCCAATCCATTGATAGATCGCAGTTGGATCAACGTCGAGGTCACGCGCCAGCTTTGAAACTCCGTAACGACGAACAGCCCTAGCGAATCTTGTTTGCCAGCGCCACGACGCAGCCGCGCGCGTCTCGCGAGTGTGTGCCACGCTGAGAGTTTATTAGTGAAGCGATGACCCCCGCACATTACTAAAGTGGGAGAACAGCAAGAGGGAATGCTTTTCAGGCCTCTGCTTTTCGTTGAGCAGTGAGAGAGCGCACGCGACCTGTGTGCCGTTTTGTCTGCTCTTCGATAAAAGTGGCGATGTCTCGTAAACACTGTTGTTCGAACAACGTAGCGTCTGCTGGGAAGAAAGCGTATCTCCGCCAGCCTCCGTACCATCGAACTTCCCCAAGTCTCACTCATGATATAACCCGCCTGTCGCAACGGCACACGCGTCCTCCGCCCAGCTCCTGGCCGCATTCCGTCCCCTCGACTTGATGAACGTGGCCACAATCAGGACACGTGCTCAGGAGTCGAATGCGAGTTCGCCTGATCTCAGCGTTAAGGTTTGCCAGGCTTGGGGCATCTAGTTTTCCTGTCGCTTCTATTTGTGCTGTCGCTTCTAGAACGCCCCTGCATCTGGAAGCCTCTGCGAGCTCACGCAGCCACGCGGAAAAGTCAGAAGCGTCGAGCACGCGCTGCCCGTGATCGAGCCGGGCCTCGTATACGTGATCTGCCAGGCAGTGCATCAAGCTGGCAAACGTCGGCTCGATCGCCCCCACGCGAAGAAGACCACGAATGTTGTCGAGGAGTTCCTGGGCTGTCACACGACCTCCAAATTAAACAGCCGCTTGGTTTCGGCTATGAGTGCTTCTGCTGAATCGTTGGTGATCAGGATGCCGCCATGCTCAAGCCACGGCGTTCTGATCACTAACGTGATCTTCGGATCGCTGCCCGGCCATATCTCGCGAATGCGGTCCTCAATGGCAAGAAGATGAGACTCCGCGATTTCGTTTTTGAAGTCGACGAGCTTCATACGGCTTCTGCTCAGCGTGCAGCTAACACAGAGGTGCTCGCCGCCGTCGAGGCGGCGAGCACCTCGAGCAGAATTTCGGCGCGATAGGCGCGATCGGCGAGATCGGCGCGATAGGCGAGATAGGCGCGATAGGCGCGATCGGCGAGATCGGCGAGATCGGCGCGATCGGCGAGATAGGCGAGATCAATGGCTTCGCCCTTGATCGCTTTTCTCAGCGCCTCCGCGATCTCTTCGCCGATTTGTTTCGCCTTCACATCTTTGATTCGCGGAAGCACGCCGCGGGTTTCATCGGTCATCAGCGCTAAAACGAAACGCTTGTTGACGTGGGTTGCTCTGAGATCCACGCCAACAGGAATGGCGTCGAGAAAACGTTCCGGCCACATCATGGCTTTTCCGTTCGGAAGCAATTCGAAGATTCGATCTTCAAGGTACGCGAGCTCGACGGGGATACCGAGTTCGGTCTCGTAATCCTGATGACGGCCGCTGTGGATCGTGCAGCCGATGGCGCAGCCCTTTCCGTCTTCCCAATAAGTGCCCTTGACTAGCTGATCTGCCAAGCGATGCATGCGAACCTTCGCGATTCGCTGGTCCTTTAACTCCTTCTTACCATGAAACGTCAACATAAACGGAGTTGCTCCTCTCGAGTGGTTTGCTCTAGCGAAACTGACGACGGTTGCTTGCGTGGCGCAAGTGAAGGCGCTGACGCCTTCATCGCGTCAAAAAAGCAGGTTGAACAAAGTGGCCGGCGAACGCCGGTTTTAAGGTTGGTCAAAAAGGCGGACGTTTTCGCTCGGCATGAAGCGCAATTGCGCTCTTTTACTCGCGTCGAAAACGTCCACTCAAAATGGTGTGCCGGCCTCATATCGATTGCCTGTCTTCTGCGCTCGGCTCGAGCCGATCGGAAATTGACAGCGACCACGGCCAGTGATGGCGCAGCTTCGGGTTATAACTTTCGCGGCGAAGAGTGGTGTGGACGATCAGCTCATGCGGATACGGCCGTTGCGGACAAGCGCACATCAGAGGCAAAGGAACTGCTTCGCGCCGCGCCAGCTCTAGGCCGCATTCCTGCTTGTCGCAGATC